AAGTCATCATCAAAGTCGCTCCTTGGCTATCTATCCTCGCTATTCCGGTCGAAAAATTCGGATATCCAAGACACGAAGGGGAGCCAGAGCTGATCGGATCGATCAGAAGCCTTTGTGTACAACTCGTAGGTAAAAACTACAAATATATTCTTATCACGCAAGGTGCCACTCACGCCTTGAATGCCTATGTGTATGCGCAAAAGGACGAAAACTCCAAGCGCTTGAACACGAGAAGGCTCTACTTTCCGTTCTACCCTGGTATTGCCCAGAATCACGGCCTGATTCACTCCCCTAGCAATAGCCCCAGTAAGATGAATTTCCCGTACGATCTTGAGATCCTGGACTCGCCTAGTAATCCTGAAGGTATTGTTTCCACCTCATACTCGGATGGGAGAAGGGTTTGGGATGCGGCCTATTACAGCCCTACCTATGGGGTTCAGATTAAGGGAACGAGAGAATTTTGTACGACTTATCCGCCGCACGAAGCCATGGTCGGAAGCCTGAGCAAGTTCACTGGCATCAATGGGATCCGAGTGGGTTGGCTTGCTACGAATGATGAGAAGCTCTATCTGAGAGCTGCGCAGTGGATTACCCACGATGTTTGCGGCGTCTCTTGGCCATCGCAGTACCTAGCTACCAAAATCCTGTCTGAGGTTGATCTTGAGAAATTTTGGAACCTATCTAAGCTTGTACTGGATAGTAATCGCACGGAGATTGAGAAGCTAAATTACCTATTCGGTGACCAGGAGATCCCAAGTACGGGAATGTTTGCACTGTTTGAAGTGGACAGTAAGCTAAAGAGGCTTTTGGATAAGGCTCAGGTTGTGACGACGCCGGGTAGCGTTTGCGGAGATGGGCGTGACAGCGTGAGAATCAACCTTGCCCAAACCAATGCTGCCACCAGAGCGATGGTCCGAGCAGTAATTAAGGCCGACAAGAAGTAACTGCGGTCGTTCGAGCGCGTAAGCATTGATGAACTACTTGTCTTTAGATAGCGGACGAATTCTGCCGTTTCAATCTAAGTAAGACGAACCTTAAAATAATCCCCCAAAACATCGAGAATGTGGTCAAAGATTTTCTAAACGAGATAGAATTGGCTTAAGACGTAGCGCTAAGTATTAATAAAATTCTCTTACCCTGATAACACCGGAACCCCCATTGGTTCCGCCTGCTACCGCCGTTGCTCCGGCTCCAACGGAATACGAGACCGAGGATGGAGAATAGATGGTAGCACTTACATAGCCGCCCGCTCCGCCGCCTCCAGCTCCAGCTCTTCCGCCGCCGCCAGATCCCGTGTTTGCTACGCCATCTGTTCCACTCGGAGAAACGCTATTGCCCGCCTTTCCAGATCCGCCCCAAGGACCGGCACCGCCGTTTCCACCGGAACCATTGGTTGAGTTGGAACCTTCTATACCGTAATTACCTGTAACAGCCATTCCGACTGGACCGCTACCCAAAGATGCCGTACCTCCTGCTCCCGCCGTAGCACTAGCATTGCCGCCGCCGCCACCGTTAGCAGTAATAGTACCAAAAGTTGTAGCACCACCGCTATTTGCTGTTCCAGCATTTCCACCGCCACCGCCGCCAGCTCCTACTAGGAGTACGTCGATACGTTTAACTCCAGCGGACGGATTATAAGTGCCAGATCCAGATGTGAAAGTCTGCTCTGTTGGTGACTTTTTAAATTCTAAAACAGACCAAACTGTTCCACCGTCTGAAACTAAAATTACAAACTCATACCGATTTAGCAAAGTCACAGATGTAGCTCCATCAATGGTATCTGAACCAGCCCTGGACACCGTGATTATATTTGATGTAGAAGAATCTGTTTTTTTTACCACCAATCTTTTGCCCGTTTTGCTATTAGCAGCAGGCAGCGTAATAGTAAAAGACGCGCCACTGCACAAAATAACTTCATCTGACACAGTCGCCGTATAATTACCAGTTTTAGCTGTTACTGGTATAACAGATCCTCCGCCCAGCGACACTGGTCCCGTACCAGCCGCATCGTAAATGGTATCTACTTTTAATAATGACATAGCATCTCCTTATAAAATTCTAGTTTCGCCGTTAACAGTCAAAGTCCCATTAACAGTCAAGGTTGTCACACTTACCAGTTGACCATTAATAGTGTATGTATCTGGCGTATCTATTGTTAGATATGGGTGAAAAAGAGTTTTCCCACTATCTACTGTTCTATCGCTAGCGCTCAAATCAATGGTTAGAACTCCGTGGTCAACATTTGACGAAGTTGTAGGCGCTGCGTATAGCCTTGAGGATTGGTTTTCATCTATAGCAAAGCCATTGGTGAAATACACCCTCTTAGTTCCATCGCCAGCATCAATGCGTTTTGCAATTAGAAATATTTCCTGGTTTGCCGAAGTAACAGATGGAAGAGTTGAAGCTATAGAAGTTGTAGCTGTTCCGCCAACACGATTGATGGTTGCATACCACATCTCGCCATTCGATAAAGTCTGCGTCGCACTGCCTAGCGATATTACTGTAGGGGAACCGCCCGCTACCTTAGAATTTATAGTAATGTTCAAGTTTTCGGTAAATTGAATCTGAGTTCCAGTAAAAGAGATCACGCCACCATCAGACAAAGATACATTCCTATCTTCGTACAGTTTAGACAATTCTGGATCAATTTTAGCAAGAATTGTATCCAGCGAGTCATTAGCTGCAGAACCTACCATTGGTAGGGCTGATCTATTAACCGATTGTCTCGAATCTAATTTGGTTGGCATGTTAATTTACTTTCTCGATACCCATATGCGTGTCTACATCTTGAATGCTAAAATTAAAAGGTTGCGTAGTACTGGCGGTTTGAAGCCCAGTAGTAGCGTGGTAAGTCGCTATAACAGTATTAATTGAAGAAGTATTTGGAAAGTAACTCATATAGCGTCGATCCTGAACACTAGGGAGTCACCTATCTCTAGCTGTTGCAAAATTTCGATCTGATTGCTCAGAACTCCTGCCGCTCCCACCTCATCCCAATCACTACCCAGTATTAGGTATTGACCATTGAGATACACCTCAAGCGCACCCTTCCCTACTGTGTAGTATTGGGGGGCTAGTCCAAGCCTGCTGTTGTCTGGTAAATCGATAATGGTATTGATCGTAATTGGGCCATTTAAAGATGTTGGCGGAGTTGCGCCAGAGGAAACGATATCCACTGTTTCGTCATAAGAGGGATTGTTTAAAGTATTTTGAACAATTCCTAGCGCCTTGTCTAATTCCTTGGTCGCAAGCGTTAGGCTATCCCCATCTTGAATAGAAAAGTTACCAATTCCCGTGCCTGTCTGAGTAACAGACACGGCAAATGGAGCACCAACGTCAAAATTAGTAGCGCTATTACAAGAACCAGCCGAATTATTAGTCACAGTGACTAGTCCAACACCACCTACAGCAGTAAAATCATTAGCAAGCGTGCCATTCAAGGCCAAAGCTAGGCTTGACGCTGTCTGAGTAGAAGTGTCTCCTGTAGAGATCGTCCACTCAATGTAATTTGTTGCGTACGGCGCGACCGGCTCTAAGCCAGTGCCATCTTTGTTTACCCATACAACATATGTCCTGTAATTTCCAGAAGAGTAGAGATAGAAATATTGATTGGAAGTCATCGATGCAGCATTGCCTACGGTAAGCTGCGTGATTTGCTTTAAGCTACCCGGCGTAAGTGCTGCGACGTACTCTGGAGAAAGCGCAGATTCGGATGGAGACCCGACATAAAGCAGGAGTTCTTCAGAGATCGTGTCATTGATTTCTCTAGTTTCACCTTGCTCAATTTCTGCAGCAATAAAGCGAGCGTAAACCCTAGGGATGGTTCCGCCATTATCAGATCGAACCATTACCCAAAAAGTATCTTCATCGAAAGGAACATCTTTTCTAGCAGCGATCTTGATGTGGCGATCAGTAGAAGGGGCTGGGTCTGTCTCGTATACGCCGAACGCATACTGAGATTTAGCTCCTGATGGGCCAGTAGAAATTCCACCGAATACGCTAACAAGAGTTACTTGGCTGAGCGAGTCTACGGATTGAATCTGATAGTACTGAGTTGTATCGTCAGTAGCAAGTTTGACCCAGTCACCAGCAACCAGCGGCCCAGTCCAAGCGACCGCTCCAACGGAAGCTACGATGGCGGACGCATTGGTCCAAATCAAGTTAGGAACAATAGTCTGCTCTCTGACAAGCTTAAAGTACGCAACCTGATCATCAGAAAGCACAATGTCAGAACTTGAGGGGTTGGCAAGAATTCGATAAGAAAGTCTTCCACCGATAAATTTTATATAAATATCATCAGACCAATTGATCTTACCAGCAGTAACGCTATCGTGAGATATGTTACCTTTGCCAGTAAAGATAAGGTTAGCAAGATCAGCGCGAAGTCCTATTAGAGATCCGCCAGAGTTTTCTGAGTACCAGTAAGTCGTACCCTTGATCTCTTTGAAGGATGTCATCACTGCATCCATCCACTCCTTCATGTTGTAGATCATCTTGTCACCACCACGGAATGGGTTTGACGAGTTAGATGTGGATGTTGGAGGATTTTCGTCGCGCCCCTCGGACTGATTGGTCCAAGGGTATTCGTACGCAGGATTTGGATTAGAGTAGCCCGCAGCCCCTAAGCGGAACAGCATGGCGCGTTGATCGGTAACGTCAACTACGTTTCCAGCAACGTCGGTGGTAACTTTTGCGATAGGGAGAACATTTGCTGCCCATACGCTTGTTGAGATAACGATCTTATAACGAAGGATTTTGGCAAGAGGGATAGTCTTTGTGATTTCGTTCTTGTTAGTCGGATCCCAAATGTAAACTTGGTCGGAAGTGTCATCATCGACAATGCGCTCGTATTCGATACCAACATAGTTCACCGCATTCGGGGTAAAAGCGCCCGAAACTTTGGTGTTGATGGTTGAATTCATGATTTCCGGTGATGTGCCAGAAGGAACTAAATAGAAAGTACCCGACTCATTCGATGAGGAATGGAAAACGCACCCATCAGCAACCAGCATCTGAAGGCCAGTTGCGGCTCCGCCGATGGCTCCAGTCATATTGATCTCAAAACCGCGCAGAACGTGGCTACTAGAGCCTGTTACGAAGCCTTTCAATAACTCATCGAAATCACTGGAAGCCGCAGATTCCAGGGACCGCATGTGAGGCACATCGACCCTTTGTTGACTTACCCAGTTTTGCCTACGTCTTACTGCCATTGTGAGATCCTTCTAGCTTTAAAGATTCGGTGCCCTTCAAAACTATCCAAAACTAAGATATCATCTCCATATAGAGACAACCTTGAATAGAGAAGCTGAAAGGTATCAAAAAACATGTCCCGAAGCTGGAATAATGGCAAAAGCCAAAAAACCGACAAAGAATTCAGTAAAAACCAGAAGTTATCCCATGAAAACAAAAAATTAAAGAATGAAATCAGCAGGTTACGAAAAGCAATCACTCGCATAGAGTCTGGTTGGTGCCCAGGCTGTCTTAAAGAGCATTCCGAGCCAGAAGAGGCGTCTCTTTCCGAACCATCCCAGACCAAAGTGGTCAGGAAAGACCGAACTTGCTTCAAATGCAACGAAGGCCAGTTACGCATCTTTAAATACCCCAAAATTGGCGAAATGTGGTACTTTCGCAAGTGCGATGCTTGCGGACACAGAACCAATGGTAAGAAATTTACGCCAGATGTTCAAGATTAAGCCCTATCCAGGGGCTCAAACCCTATGAGCCCTGTAAAGTCAAAGCTCAGCTTTACAGTGCCCTTTGCGCCAATGCTCACCTTTTGATTGGTGATCTTGGCACTTTGAATGTACAACACATCCTCTCCAGTAGACCTGTCGTTGATTCGAATGCTGATATACGGAGCAGCGAGCAGGTTTCTAATCAAAGGTCTCGCATCATACGCTTGGATGCCGCCCGAATACTTGATTCGAATACCAGAAACGGAGCCCTTTACGGACGCCTTTCCTGGAGCAATCTCTTGCGGAAAAGAAGAGTCAATCCCATAAATCTCGTACTCGCCGTAATCGAGGGTATAAGAAATTTGCTGAACCTCTTTGAAGAGCTTGTTGTTCAGGTACAGTTTTATGCATGGGCCTGTGAGAACTAAACTTTTCATTATTCACCCCACACTGCGACTTTTTCGCTAGTATCTGTGCCCCATTTGCCCAAGCCTTCGTCGCCAGGGTAAATGATTGTGATGAGAACGTTGATCCCAGTTGCGGCCACAGTATTGACCAGCTCTTCGACATACAGACGACCAGCAACAATGTCGGTTACGTAAAAAGAAAAGTCAGTACCATCTTTAGCCAGGACAACGCTTCCGTTTTGAGCCACTAGGGCAATGTCCGTCCCTGCTGGGTGAATATTTCTAATTCTGTACGAAGGATTGAGCAGGAGCGATCCGTTGCTTGGCCTTCCAAGATATGGAATTGGACCCTCTTGATGAGAAGTTCCATATCCCAAAATCAAGTACCCTTGTTCGTCTGGAAACTGGGTAGCATCATTCACAAAAAGAACTCTTCCTGTGTCAGGATCGTACTGGGTGTTTGAAGTTGTTCCAATGCTAGATACGACGAACGGTTGAGAAAGGTCATAAACGTATGGACCTTCAACGCCTTCTGCGCTAGGCAAACCGTCGTCGTGAAGATGCGCCGAACCGATACGGTCACGCCTAACAACTTTGGTCGTGGCTGGAATAAAAATTTCCAACAATCTGGATTCTGTTTGATATGCGGCAGCATATCGAATCTTGGTGCTCAGATTGTTTGTAAAGGGATAGAAGAACAGAATTGAGTCAACGGTTCCCTGAACAACTACCTCAGCCGTGCCGTTAGGGTTGTCGATTTCAAAATAGGCATTTCCTACAATACCGCTCTTTACCGTCGTGATCGCGTACGTCCCCTGATTAGTGCTATCAAAAGAAGAACCGTAAATGTTAACATAGTCGCCCCCTCTCACTTTTCCGATACCTGGATTTGCTCCAGCAGTCCAGGTGAATCTGAGGGATCCGCCAGAAACTTGGGTGATTGTCCATGTAGTAGATGAGCCAGCCGTAGTTGGTCTGATTTCATCAAACTTGAGAATATTTTGAGCCCTACCACCAAGAACTTGAACGGATGAGGATGGACCTACTGTGTCAGAGATAAGCACGACATATCCGCCAACCCCGTCGTCCTTAGCAAAAGCTCTTCCTGCCTTACCTTGTTTCCTAAGTTCTCTCGTGATGGCGTCGGCAACTTCTTGGGCTGTACCATTATTGATATTGGCAAACTGATCATTTGAAAATGTTACGGTGATTGGGCTTTGGCCGTCAAAAGATACGATCAAAGTATCGCCATCGTCCAAATTGTACGTTTCTAGTTCTGCACTTCTAGAGGTTGCATTTGTAGCCTCATCACCAAACATTGCGAACAGGAGTTGCTCAATAAGGTCGCGTACCTGTTTTCTGTTAATGACTGCGATACCGATTTCTCTAAAAACATCATCGCTCAAACCAACGTTTGGTGGACGAACTAGATTGTAGTCTGCTAGACGTTGATCTAGGTATCTTTCTGACGCAGTTGCAATGTAAAGCTGCTCATTTACAGCCTCAATCTGATCGACAAGCCTACCAGCGCCTTTAGCCAAAGAACGAAGAAGAGCCTCGGTTGTTGCACCTTTAATTGCGGGATTTAAGAATTCCCTTAACCGCTTATACTCTTTTTCTTCGTTATTCGCCATCTAAACCTCAGGTAATCTGAGTCGTAGAGATGTCGTTGACTGGGTCTATGACCTTAGCCTTCTCTGACGGCCCGATATTGATAGTATCATTCGAAGCATTATAGAGAGGTGAAGTTACAGCCATAGCGCGAACGCCAGGGATAGAATTCACCACAGAAACGATGTCCGAGATTGCGATTGGGACGCCGATAGCATTACCATTGATAAGCGCCGAAACGTTGGTTCGAACCTGCTCTACGATTTGGGCAAATGGAATACCAGTTTCCAAACGTACAGCGATACCTACCTCTACACGGCGAATAAGTGGAGGACGGATAAAGATCTCAGCGCCAGCGGCAGCGACTCCTGGGTACGTAGTGCTATCTCTAGGTTCGCCGTACACAATTCGGTTCGCTTCGCCGATCAAGCCGATATCGAAACGGTAGCTATCGAGACCCTTTCTCAAGATCTCACTGAATCCGAGCTTACCGACAGCAGAAATTTGCGTACCAGCAGCTTCGTTGATTCTATTCGCCTGATGTCTCGAATCGAATACCGCAAGGCCCCTTTGTAAGATATTTGCAGGATCCACAGTTAGCATTCGAAGCTTTTTGTAACCACTAAATGGAATTCTTTCTTCGATCATCAAACTGTCTTGACTACCAGCAACACTGACTGGATCGGTGCCGACCATAGTTCCATCTACGACTACCTTATCTTGATCAAGAACTTCAAGAATTTTCCAGCTACCCAGATTTCCAGAATCTAAGAAATCGCTGGTGACCTTAAACATATCGTCCGCAACAGAAGCTTCGTATTCGTAAATCAGGAAAGGAGGTCTGTGGCATTCCAAAACATCCGAGACAGTAATAGCCGTATCGTTTGCAGCCTTCGCATTGATTGCTTCAAGGAACGTTCTTTGACCCTGCTGAACAATCTCAATAACAAGACCACCGCTAACATCGATATTTGAGGCATCCGTACAAGGACCAAAATCGGCGTTCGTAACTCGAACATACGCATCTTCAGAGGCAGATTCAAAATCAATTATAGCATCGATCGCCGCAGCCGTAGCGTCTGCAACTTCAGCCGCAGTATCAGTGTTGGAGATATTTACAAGAATCCCCGTTCGTCCGCCTGGAGCTGGATCTACACCAACGCCGTTGACTTTGTACCAAACGTAATAAAGAGTGGCATCGTTTGCCGCATTGAGATAAAAATGCTCACCACCATTGATCAGCGAGCCCTGAGGCATGGTAAGTCTGGTGATCTCTTTCAGTTTGGATTCAGCCTTAGTGATCATCCATGAGCCTTGATTGTCAGAATTAAAATCGGTCCCAAGAGTAAGCTCATCGCCCACCTTAGCTTCACCAAGATCTGGTTCCGTACCGTTGCCATTCCACGACAGCTTGATCTTATTGTCTGAAGCGTCAATGTCAAACTCCGTGGTTCCGTCAAAACCCAAAGAAACAGAATCGTAAGCCATAGTGACAAGCTCTTCTATAGAGTTTTCGTTCTCTATATAGAAAGAGTTATTGTAGCGCCTAATGACTCTAAACTTTCCTTGATTGAGGACATTGAACGGAGAACCGATAATGATCGTATCATTTTCGCCAATCTCAGTTGTGCAAGCAAAATCTCCAGAAGAGAAAGAATCGCCAACCAAGAAGGCTCCCGAAGCGGTTGCGCCAGCCAATCCTATATTGTTCACATAAGACATGCTGATGGATGCAGAAGGATTGTCGGCCACAATAGTGACAACGTTTGAACTAGAGGTAGCACTCACACCAGGAAGTGCGGAGATTGCCGACGCAAGGTTTTGAGCAGAAATATCTGCCGTGCCACCAACGGTAAAATCGACTCCAGCAGTCAAAGTGTTGCCGTCTACGATGAAGTCATCGCCAGCGATGTCCGTATTGTCAGTGATAGTGAACGATCCACTAGAGAATCGGCTCACACCACTAGCATTAAGCACTCTAAGAACAGTACCATCTTCGTTTACGCCTGTGACTAGGAACGTGCCATTATTAGCTTCATCTGCCATGTTTTGGATGACAACCAGATCGCCAATGGAAACTTCGCTGAAATTAGCATTACCAGTCAGAACAATGTATCTGGTTTCGCTAGTTCCAGTAATCTTCTCTACGTTGAGAGTTCCGCCCAAAGAATCATCCAAATTGACAGTCTTTTGGAAGAAAGGTTGCGTACCAGTAGTATCCCAACTAAAACAGGTCAAATCGCCTTGGCGTTCAACTTTAATGTTTCTGTCTCTGGTTCTAACGTGGTGCCTTGGCTTACCAAAATGTCTGTCGGTGAGAGTTCTGTTGTAAAGTGTAACTGTAGACTGGCCAGCCGTAGGGAGGTCTGGCTCGATCCTAATGTTCATTGAAGATTTGAATAGAGAATCTTTCTTTTGCTTATTAGTCGCTTCAAGCTTCACCCACTGATCGCTGTGTAGACCATCAATACCCGATTTGTTGATACTTGAGATCGTGTATTGATTATCGAATGTGTAAGAGCTTCCTAAGATAGGCGTCTCCGAAGCGTTTGCCTGACCGCCAACAACCTGGACTGACCCATCTCCGCCAAGAGTTTTTGTGGAAAGCTCCAAGCGCCCATCTCGGCGAGTTGCCTTGATTCTGCCCAACGTGGCGTATCCAGTCACAGCCAAGACGTTCAAGAACAGGATGAGCTGTTCTAGATTTGTAGGTACGAATCGAACCTCTTCCCCGTCATTGAATGCATATCCGGTAGCAGAAGGGAGACTCAAAGACTGTTTCAGTACAAATTGCGGAGAACTTGAGAGATCGGTGCTTGCGATCCAGTTCAGGCCATCAAGAAGGTAAACGCTCTCGTATGAGAAATCATTCTCTTCAAAAGTACTCTTCTCGATAACACCGCTTCCACTAGTTCCGCCATCATCTACGATGGTAGCCTCAATAAAGCTATATAGCGTATCGTTAACGTAAGTTTCGACATCTGCAGCCGTAGTGCTAGAAGCCGCATAAAACGTAAATACCCCAGCAACTAAGGTCGCAATATCGGCTTCAGCTACCGCAGCACCGTTTTCTCTAACGACAGTAAAGCTGGTAGCGGTAGGTGTAAATCCAACTTCAGTGCTAACCCTGAATGTTCCAAGGTTTGCTTCGTTCAGTAAGGATCCGCTGATGATGTTTACATATTCACCACCAGCCAAGCCGCCTAGGCCAGGAGCAGTTCCGGTTCCAGTCCAAGTGTAGGTCACCTGATCTGTACCAGCCGATGGCGTACTAGGGGTAATGGTAACATCCCATTCCGTAGTTCCGTCGATAGTTGTAGGAACTACCGCGCCAGACTTGAGAGCGATTCTGATATTCACATCTTTATCGACCGTAACGACACTTGTAATATCCGAGTTCGCAGCCGTAGGATAAATGTAGCCTACATTGACCTTTTCTCCAGACCTTCCCCATTGTACAGCTCTGAATAAAAGAGCATCTTCTGAATTTGGAGGATCGATAACATTCTTGGCTCGCATGAGCACTTTGTAATTATCAAACAAGAAGGTTGAATCAAAATAGGTAGTAAACGGTGCTGTTGGGCCTGCATCGTAATCGTACGCATTGAAAGAAGTAGGATTAACAGCCAGCGTAGTGTTGGTCAGCACTTTTCGGTAGAAAGGAATGGCAAAAGTTTTATTGGAAGCATCGCCATCGAGAACAACGATCATATCTTCTTCATGACCGAAGTCCAAAGGATTGGCTGCGTACCAGCGATCGGCGATTCTCAGTCTCTTAACTAGATTGTCCGCCTCAATAGTAATCGAGGAGCCCGAATAGCTGTCGAGAGGAGTATTCTCTGAAGGAGAGAGCGCATCCAGCACAGATCCGTAGGGCTGGAGATATCCGACTAGGAAGTTAGGATCCAAGCCAGCACCAGAAAGTGAGATCCCTGTAGTGATAGCTGAAATGTAGGAATCTGGCGGAACAGCATAGTCTTCCGTAGCAAAGTCGGAGTGTACAAAAAGAGGGAATCCGCCTTCTCTGTAACCGCTTTCGTAGAAAGCAAATAGTGACTCATTGCTGGTGCTAGATTCACCTTCGGGAAGGGAAAGCGGTTTTGCATTAGCATCAGAGGTAATGACCAGCATAGCGCCAGTACTAGTTTTGGTGTTGGTTTTTAAGACCAAGATCTCGTCATCGAATACAGAAAATTCACAATTGGTAGCTTCTGCGTTCAGCTCATCTGCGACTTCATTCAAAGTCTTTGTGCCAGATGCGACCTTGAACTTTTGAGGAACCTTATCGGTGCGAATAACAATGAGACCTTCTTGGAATACAAGTGGGCCTTCTACAACAGCCGCTGCATACTCAGCAGCCGTCACTTTAATATCAAGGTTTAAAGCGGAAACCGCATTTACACGGCCCTCAATTCTGTTTGCCGCGCTAAGTTCTTCACTCCACACAATAACGTAGTCGCCTTCTTGAACATTACCGAAAGCATTTGGAGTTGTAGAAGAGAATCGTACAATATTTGCCGATGGCTTAGCTACACTGAGGACCGTATTGGAAACAACTCCCGTATTGATGATCTCCGCCTCAGAATCATCAACAAGAAGCCAGAAATAGCCATCGGCGGACAGAGTGATTGTTCCGCCAAGGATACGGTCTGATTCAAGCCTAGCCTCCGTATCTTCTGTTCCAGCAGTGAGGTTGTCGCCTGGAGAAAGTGGAGTAGCAAGTCTGATCTGAGCAGTATTTCTAGAAAGCTCGTAATCTGCAGCCTGACCGGAAGCGCTCAAGCCCTCGGTAGTTCCAAACATACCCTTAACAACGAGAGTGGAGGATGGGTCAATAGAAACAGCGGCGCGATCTGATTCGTCCAGGTTGGATGTGATAGTAATTCGCTCGCCAACTACAGTGGCCGTGACGCCTGTGAGTTTGTTATTGAGAACATTTACCCAGCTTTCAAGGCTGTTACCAAAAGACACTGAGGTATAGGTTCCTTCGGCGATAAAATCAGCATCTGTAATCGTATAGATAATAGAAGCGGTACCGTCTATTTCAAGAATCAGGGTGTCACCAGTGGTGATGCTTGCGGACCAGTCGGCCTGTCTTTCGGATCTGACAGTCGCTTTAATACCATCTTTGTGCAGGGGTTGCTTGTTCAAGAACAGGCGCAAAGTTTCTACTTGGTTTGAGGGAAGACCAATAAGCTCGGCCACATCTCTGCCAGTGGTCACTTCTTCGATCTTAATCGCTTCGTTAAATTCAGCTTTACCAAAAAGGATGACTTTGGTTCCACCCTCAACAGTAGCGGCGTTAAAGTTCAGCGCAGTGTTTGCATTGATAGAGGCAACAAGCTCGTACGCAGTAGCTCCACCTGGACTAATAAAGTCATCATCTGAGAAAATATGTTCAGTAGTCTCTCCACCAATAGAGATGGCGAGCCTATCAGTGCCAGCCACATCAAACGGACCCTTAAGGTTGCTGACCAAGAAAGCTTTTGCTACGCTCGTTTGGCGTCCACCAGTCTTAAGCTGAAAATGATCCTCTCCACCAATAGCGGAATCGACCAAAACTTCGATGCCTACGCCGTCTGTCTTGGATTCGTATCCACTACCGTCATCTACAAAAAGAGTGGTAAGACCATCAGATCCAGTAACAATTTCCGAACTGACAACGGTTGCGTTCTCATCGGAAGGGGTTGCGCCGATAACAGAATTCTTAACCGCAAGTGCGGTACCTAGGCCACGAGAGAGGCGAGCGCGTTTGATTCGAATTCGAAGCTCGTCATCGGTCTCGACATCTCGACCAGTCTTGTATGGAAGGGAGTTGGAAACAGAAGCTCCAGAAAACGGTTCTGCTGCAAATTCTCGGATTGCGCCGATCGGCACATTCCCCGCAGTACCTGGCTCTTGGGCAGAAACTGGTACGCCGGATACTTGATTTTCACCGTCCAGAATTACAGCCGTTTGTGTGGTAGAAAAATTAATGTCAGGGCTTGCTCCCGAAGCGGGTGCGCGAACAACTGTGCCAATAGGAACGTTTCTCACGCCACCCTGGGCTAGGATAACCGACTCGTTAATGTTGTGAAATTTAGTCGTCGGGCTGGAAAGGGTCAGAGACCAATATCCGCCGATGGGAGTCTTTGCAGAATAGGCAATGGGGCCTTCTACGTTAGGACTACCACGGCCAATGTAAATGGATCCGGTCGCCGTAAAGTCTGTAGCATCAGACACCAAAATAGTCGTCGATCCGATATTTGGAGGGTTGGCTCCAGCATAAATCTTGGATGAAATTTTTTCAAAAGAAGTATCAATAATTGTGACTTCGCCGGAAGCAACTCGTGCTGGAAGTTCTTGCAATCCTTCATCTTTTGCGATTTTACGAAGAGCATCCCCCGTAGCGCGGTCAACCGACAAATCTCGAAGCAATTGAAATACGTCGCCAGAGGCGCGAGCTAAGGCAAGGGCAATCGTCTCGTAAAAACTTGTGACATTTGATCCAGTATTGAGATCGTTAATACCAGTTTTGGACTGGTAAGCCCTAAGCATGTCACCTAGAAATTGTTCGTACGATTGCGGTTTTGGAGTTGCCATTCAATTACCTTCTAGTTAAGATTCCTCTGTTCGCCTTTCAACATACCGTACTCAAATAATCAACCATTCAGTACGAAACTGATCGGAAACACTCCGCTACCGTCTGCCAACGAAACCGATAGAGCCACCCCAAAAGAAGGGCCTTCTCTGGTTATCGACAAGCTTATGATATCACCAAATCGAGGGTCTTCTTCGATCGATTTAAGTATCTGCTTGATAACGTCCTGGTTGTTCAAATCCGCATGCGAAATCCCAGGAGTCAGCCCCGCACCGTACGTAGGATGCTTCAACAGCCTATTGGGAGGCGTTGCAAATTTTAGTTTAAGCGCTTGAATCATGTTGGCCATACCAAAAGCCAATCTAAAATCGCCAAACGCATCGGTGGCGATATCCCCAGAATCAGTCATGAGCCAGTCTACTTTGGACAATCCTACAAGGGGATCGCCCTTAGTTGCTGGAATTGGGCGCGATAGGACTGAATCTGTAACGGCCAAATCAGAAGGAACATAAATCTGATCTTGGCTATTTATCGTCCCTGGAAGATAGGCTCTCATCTTTGCTTGATCAGTAGTGGTAAACACGTCCAGGTTATCAAGTCCATCTACCGTAATAAGATAGTTTGAAGCGCTGATCTTTTCAATATTAATGATTCGTCTGGTAACTGGAGTTTGCGTAAGACTAGAAAGTACAATCTTTTGTCCAACAAAAAGATTCTGATTGGAAGGCACGTTAAACTGTCTTCCATCTGCGTTGGAAAGAAGTGAATAGAAAAAACCGTCCTCGTCTATGTATGGACTTCTCAACCCATTGAGCGTAGCAATTTCAAGCCAGCGATCTGGGTCCCCCAAATATCGGGCTGCTATTTGCTCCATGTTTAAGCCAAAAGGTACTGGTAGTCGGACTTTTGATTGACTATCCTGAAAGGTCATTTCGGATTCAGCCGCAAGACTTCCAACATATTCGAATGCGTTCTGAACTCTTCCTTGGTCGATTTCGTTAGTTGCAGTGATAGAGTCGATAGCCTGAATAGTGTCGTATAAACTTTTCAAGATGGCGAACTCATCTATAGTCATATCTTGAATTCTTTCGTACGGATCTGGCCTACTATAGATGTCCGAAAAAGTTTGATCTCCGGCACCAAAGATATTTGAGACTTGAAGGGCAAGCTCTAGAAGTTGGCCTCTTTTTACGATGAGATCGTCAACAGTAGTATTTTGAATGATTTCTCTATCGCTATCAATTCTTTCTTGCTGAGCAAAGCTGAAATCGACATCATTCTCAGAAATCAAGTTAAATAGATCAAAATTCTGCTCTGGGGTATTGAAAGTCTCAATTGAAGGATCAGTCTCCAAAGCAACGTGTGCAGATAAGCCCAGTTGGCCTGATGCAACCGCAGAATCGGAAATGCCCTCTCTTGATGTGAAGGAAGATTTGACCGTGGATAGGGTATCTTTCAAGGATTTCGATGTTCCGCTAGTGAGCTGAATAGCTGCGTCGTCCAAATTCTTAATCGAGTCCTTAATAGAAGATTTTGCATCGGAAATGATCTGCCTAGGAAGATCAATTACGGCGGCTGGAAGCCCAGCGGCATCCTTTGCAAAAAGAGAAATCTCTCTCAAAAGATTAAACGGAGTTTGAAAATCGGATCTTACAGCTTTGATGAGATTGTACGCAGAACCAATGGTGCGCCTTGCCTCTTCTACTGCGGTGATCAATTTTCTGAGAAGATCTGGAGTAAGAGTAAGCTCTGGGAATCCTACCGACGCCGCATTCTTGCCTAAATTGATTCTTCTCCAAGCTTTTAGTTGAAGTCGATACTTATTCTCATTGGGAGCATCAGCCGCTCGGCTATAGGAGAAATCCATCGGAGTGACGATATAGGACTGATTCTCCTTTGGAATATCAAAAACTAATCTCCAACTTTTATTCTCTGGCTTTTTCTTTGCTTCAGCATACTGCTCCAGGAACTGATCAAGAAGCAAAGTTTGATAATAACCAGTACTCTCTAGGTAAGGGCCTTTGGGAGGCTTTGATGTGGGCAAATCTGCAGGGTGATTACTGGTAACGCTATTGATTGTGCGATTGACTTGATTGGTCAATCCGCCAAAAGCTTCGATGGTTCCAGAGAAAAGTGTTGAAAGGATAGTAGGCTGAGATGGAGTAGAGTTCAGGTTTTCACGAGACGGCCAAACGCCCATGGATCCGGCTAGGGTGATTAATTTAAACTTTACACCATTGTGCTCTTCAACAATACCCCTTTGTGTGGCGGTAGTGCTGATGGCATATTGAGTGGAAATGCTGAATTGCTGTGGTGTTATGGGCAATCTGAATACCCAAGAATTCCCCATGGGCTCGAAAATGATCCTATAGATCGAGCCATCAGATTTAACAGAGAAATTTTGACCTTGAGAGACTATTGTCCCTTTGGCGGCATCCCAAACAACAAGTCTGTAGGGGAACAGCTTATCCCATCTATTTCCGTCAATTTCTATAGGCCGGAAAAAGCTAGAGTCATCTTTTTTCTGAGACCATGGGCCTTGAGAAGGTTCGCCTGGGGAAGAGTTTGCAGCTCCACCTCCAAATACCTTATTTAAAGCAGCTTTGCCAGCTTTGTTGAGCTGCTCTTTGGGGTCAAAGCCCTTGAGGGGATTGCTTGGTATCTTTGGGTTAATTGCCATAGTCTCCGTGATATCCTACTATTAAAAGATTGTGCTGGTAAAAGAATGAAGGAACTTGTCCACCTCGTATATATGATATCAGGGTTCAGCTTTTTGGCTGGCTTTGTCGTCGGACGCCTGGTAGGCTTGAAAAGCAAAAAATTCAAGGGCTTGATCAAAGGACGCCGCAACTTGAGATTGGTGAAGAAAGATGAATAAGTTATTGATATTATTAA